TAGTTAATGCAACTTTTGGTTCTTGGGTTGGTAGTTTTTCAAGTGGTAATACGATTCGTATGATAGGTTCAGTAGGTGGTAGTGATGTTATATCAGGAGCTTATCAAATTGGTATTACAGGTTCTAGTGGAGCGTTATTGTGTGGTAGGTCAGATTCCTCAGGTGATTCATTAGATGCAACTCTTAAAGTAGCAGTAAACGCAAAAGACTTAGGAACTGCTGGTGACCCTGGAACTGGTGGAACTAGTAATTCAGCAGGTGGTTTTCAAACTTTATTCAATACATCAAGTAGCTTCAATGACGGAATATCAGATTTAAGTGGTGATAAAGTTTTACATTTTAGATGGTTATTAGACCCACACCCAGCTAAATCTGACGCATCAACGGTAAATTTTCATATGACTAATAATGGTGGACACAATAGTTTTGTAGATATATTTTGTAGTGTTGCATCATTTGGTGGATTATGTTTACACGAGTCCATACCGGTTAACACACCAGACGGATACAAATTATTTAATGAATTAAGTGTTGGTGATATAGTTTATTCACATAATTTAAAAACAAATCAAATTGAAGAAACAGAAATCGGAACAATAGAATCACCGGTTCACGATAATCTATACAAAGTTAACGATTTAATCATAACAGACGACCACCCTATATTTAATGATGCCGGTGAATTACTTTCTATCAAACCAGAATTATCATTGAAAAACTATGATATCAAAACAAAAGAATTAAAAATTGGTGCTAAATTAAAAACAATAGACAATGGTGATTATGAAGTAAAGAATATTGAAAGATATGAAGGTGAACATTTAACCTATACATTACTAACAGAAAATTCAAACTTTTACGCAGGTGGTGTCCTAGCACATTCTGAGGTAAAAGCATCAATGGAAGTAATACCAAAATAAAATTGAATAATAAAAAACAAACTGATATTTATTAACATATGACTTGGATAGTAGTAAAACAATATTTTTTAACAGGTTCACAAGACCCTAGTTGGGCTACCAAACAACAATTTTGGAGTCAACTAAGTGGTTCTGGTGATACCCAAACTTTTTCGTATGAAAACGAAACAGACGCCTGGGAAAAAGCAATTGAACTACAAAATGAAGATTCGTCAGGTCGTAGATACAGAGCAGTAAAACTATAAAGGAGTTACAATGGCTGAAGAAACAAAACTAAAAAGTCAAATGAGTGAAGGTGATGCAGTAAAATTTACTGATGAAGAACTTCAATCATTACAAGGGTTACAAAATACTTACGCAAGTATTTCAACTCAATTTGGTCAATTAAAAGTTAGTAGAATGAATTTAGAAAGACAATTAGATTCATTGATACAATCAGAAGAAACTTTAGAAAACGCTTGGGAAGACAATCGTAAAAAAGAAACTGAATTAGTTCAATCTCTAACTGAAAAATATGGCCCAGGTTCTTTAAATACTGAAACAGGAGAATATACACCTGTTAAGTCTGAAGAAACTGATAACAACTAAAAAAATTAGTATCATATAACACTTTTGAGATTTTAAGCTGATATTTATTATTAGTTTTAATTTCAACCAATCGGAGAAAAATAATGGCAGAAAGAATCGTTAGCCCTGGTGTATTTACACGAGAAAAAGACCTATCTTTCTTACCACAAGGAATTTCTGAAATTGGAGCGGCGTTAATCGGGCCAACACAAAAAGGCCCAGCGTTCACACCGACAATTATCAGTAGTTTTAGTGAGTTTGAAGAAATATTTGGAACTTTAGATTCTCGTTTCTATGTCCCTTACACGGCTAAACAATACTTAAAATCTGCTGGTACAGTAACAATCGTTAGAGTTCTTTCAATCGGTGGTTATCAAGCTAACAACATTAACATTTTCGTTTCAGGTTCAACTGCAAGCACTGCAGAATCTTACCTACACGAAAAATTGTTGTCAGTTTTAGCACCAACAAGACTTGCAAAAGATGTAGTTGTGCTTTCAGGTTCACTAAAAACCATTGAAAATGTAACAGGTTCACTTAAATTAGCTGTAACTTCATCAACTGGTAATTTAGAGAAATCAATTTCTTTTAATACTTCCAGTGCACTTTACATTGATAAAGTTTTAACTAATGACCCACAAAACAATTCAGAACCGGTATATTTGTATAAAAACTTTAAATCATTTCACGGAGATTTAATCAACAAACTAACAGGTAGTTTTGCATCCGCTTCCCACGAAACAAATGGATTAAATTTGTCAACTGGAGCAACCGGATTCAATGATGACGGAACAGCGACTACTTGGACAGGTAATGCTAATTACCAGTATGCAAGAACACCTTTCATACAATCACAAACTATTGGTGGAACAAGGTCTAACTTGTTTAGAGTTTACACTCGTTCACACGGAAGTAATGTAAATCAACACTTCAAAATCAACATTTTAAATGTTCAAGATGCTGGTAGTGTTGCTGGTTCTGATTACGGAACTTTCTCATTACAAGTGCGTTCAGTAAACTTTAACAATGATTCAACAAGACCTGACAACGACACCGTAATGGAACAATTTGACAATTTATCATTTGACCCAAGTTCAACAAATTATTTCGCAAGAGTAATTGGTGATAGATTTGTAGAAATAGATTCAAATGGTAAACTAACTTTTTATGGTGATTATCCAAACAAAAGTAAACACATCAGAGTAGGAGATTTCAAAGAATTAGAAACTTTCCCAACTACTGTTGTTCCTTTTGGATTTAACAAAGTATATGTTCCTTTCCTTTCAACAGATATTGGAGCAACACAAATAGTAACTGCATCATTTAAATCAAACCAAAGTTCATCAGTAGCAGACTTTGACCAAAATACATTTTATGGGTTTGACTTTAGTAATCTTAATAATAGAGAATACTTATCACCAATCCCAGCAACTGCCGCACAAGGTAATAATGTAACAATGTCATTGGAAAATATGTTAGGTTCTGACGGAGCTTCAGCAGTAGCAACAACTTTTGCAGACCAAACAGAATTGATAACACTTTCTAATTCAGCAATAGAACAAAGAAAGTTTACAATTCCTTTCCAATGGGGATTTGACGGACAAAATCCAGCAGTTCATTATGCTGTTGGAACAGATATTGGAGACAACACACAAGGATTTGATTTATCAAGTTCTAGCACAAGTGGTTCAATAGTTTTCAAGAGAGCTATTAACGCAGTATCTAATCCAGATGAGTTTGATATCAATATGATGGTATTACCAGGTGTTATTCACGGAACACACACAAATGTTACTAATCACGCAATTGATAAAGTAGAAGATAGAGCAGATACTTTCCTTGTTCTTGACGCTGCGAAATACAATGATTCAGTAACTACTGTGATTGACAATGTGAAAGCATTAGATTCAAACTTCGTAGCAACTTATTACCCGTGGGTAAAAGTCATAGACGAAAACACAAACAGACCAACTTGGGTGCCACCTTCAGTTGTTTTACCTGGTGTCATTGCATTCAATGACGAGGTAGCCTTTGAATGGTTCGCTCCAGCAGGTCTAAATCGTGGTGGTTTAGCAGATGTTGTTGAAGCACAATCTAGACTAACTCATAGTGAGAGAGATAAGTTGTATGAAAATAGAGTTAACCCAATCGCTACTTTCCCTGGACAGGGTGTAGTGGTGTTTGGTCAGAAAACATTACAAGGAAAACCAAGTGCATTAGATAGAGTAAATGTAAGAAGATTGTTAATTTCATTAAAGAAATTTATCGCATCAACTTCTCGTTTCTTGGTATTTGAACAGAACACAACAGCAACAAGAAATCGTTTCTTAAATGTTGTTAATCCTTTCTTAGAAGATGTTCAGTCAAATAGTGGTTTAAGTGCATTTAGAGTGGTTATGGATGATACAAATAACACTCCTGACGAAATCGATAGAAATCGTTTAGTCGGACAGATATTTATTCAACCAACAAGAACAGCTGAGTTTATCGTATTAGACTTTGTAGTTCAACCAACAGGTGCTACATTCCCTGAATAATAGTTAATGACAGAAAAAAAGCCCCACTTTTTAGTGGGGTTTTTTTTTAATCTAAAAACTTTCAAAAAACTTTCAAAACATATTCAAATATATTTAATCATTTTTTTCATTTCGTTATATTTATTATTGAATATAAAATACGGAGAAATTTATAATGGCTGAACTATTAGACCCATCAGAAATTATGTTTACACCTTTTGAACCTAAAACACAGAATAGGTTCATTATGTATATTGAAGGTATACCAGCCTTCACAATCAAAGCAATGAATAGACCTTCTATTCAGTTTGATGAAGTTATTTTAGAACATATTAATGTTAAAAGATATGTGAAAGGTAAAGGTGCTTGGCAACCATTAGAAATTACTCTATATGACCCAGTAGTTCCATCAGCCGCACAATCAGTAATGGAGTGGATTAGAGAACACCACGAGTCAGTAACAGGTCGTCAAGGTTATTCTGATTTCTACAAAAGAGATATCACATTTAATCTATTAGGACCAGTTGGAGATATTGTTGAGGAGTGGACTTTAAAAGGAACTTACATTGAAGCTGCTAATTTTGGAGCTATGGATTATGCAACATCAGACCCAGTTGAGATTGCATTAACATTGAAATATGATTACGCAATCCTACAATTCTAAAGGATAAAAAATGGATTATACACCTAAATTTAGTAAAATTGTCAAAGTAACAGCAAAAGATTTTTATGCAACAGGTTCTGAAAAAGGAGCAAGTGGATTTTTTGTTTCTGGTTCAGGTGGAGCTGGTGATACCGTGTTGTCTACACCACACGGAGAAACAATAGCCGCTTCTGAATTTACTGAAAAAGAAGTTTACGAAATCGGTTTATCAAGAGTAAGTGGTAGTGGTGTTGTATATTTGTTATATCCAGACCCATCAAATATTAAAAATAATTAGGAGATAAAAATGGGATTTAGTGAAATATTTAAAGATAAAAATGAATATAATGAAAAATCAATAATTGGTTTTATGTCTTTCGCAGTAATGACAATAACAAGTATTGTTGATATGGTTACTGGTGCATTCGGTAATGAATTAGTAATTCAAGAATTTATTTA